GATTTCGATGGCCGAGTTCCGCGAGCAGATCAGCAAGATTTCCGAGATCAAGGGGGTCAACCCGGCAATCGTCGATGCAGCCAAAGCCTTCTCCAAGGTGACGGGTGAGGCTGCGACTACGGAAGCGGCAATCGCCAAGACCGTCCGCGCGCTGATGGATGCCGGGTCGTCGGTCGAAGGGGTTTCGCCGGCCATCATCGCGCTCGCCAACGATCTTAAGACCCTCGGGTCGACTGCTGACGACGCGATGCAGAAGCCCATCGACCCGTCGAAGCGACTGGCCGAGCAGATCGACATTCTGCGCGGGAAGATTCCTAGCCTGACCGACGAAATCAAACTGATGGAGTCGTTGAAGGAAATCGATGAAATCCTGAAGACGGCTGACGCGATCAAGGGTCTGGACAAGACCAGCGAAGCGTACAAGCGCCTGATGAGTCTCGCCAACCAGGCCAAGAGCGAACTACAACTCGCCTTCGACGCCAAGCAGTTCAAGGGTCTGGAAACCATGCTCGCGGGCGTCAGCAGCAGTGTGGAGGCGTCCGCCAAACTGCTTCGCAACTTCGAAGGCTTCATCGGAAAACCGAAGTGGGACGTCAACGCCTACCGGGCGGGCTTCGGCTCGGACACGGTTACTCTTGCTGACGGGTCGATCCAGAAAATCACGAAGGGAATGAGCGTCAGCATCGAGGACGCCAACCGGGACTTGGTTCGCCGCATCGGAGAGTTCCAAAGCACCGTAAAAGGGCAGATCGGGGCGGATCGGTTCAACGGCTTTACGACCGAACAGCAAGCCGTACTGACTTCCATCGCGTACAACTACGGCAGCCTGCCGCAGCGCATCATCGAAGCGGTCAAGACCGGCTCGGCTGACGAGATCGCTTCCGCCATTCGCGGGTTGGCTCCAGACAACGGGGGCATCAACGCAAAGCGCCGCAACCAGGAAGCCTTCCTGTTCCAATCAGGTAGCGATCCGGAAGCGCAAAACAAGGCTATCGAAAAACAGATCGGCCTGATTGAAAAGCGCAACGAAAAGGAACTGGAGTACAACGCCAACCTTCAGGAGACGCTCGGCATCAAGCGGGACGAACTGGCTGCCGAAACAGCGCAGAACAGCCTGCCTGATCGGGCTACGTTCGTCCGTCTTGAGGTAGAGAAGGCGGTTGCTACTGCCAAGAAGGCCGGCGTTATTCTTGACGAACGTTCGCTCGCCCTGGCTGCCGAGGTTGCCGGTCAACTGTGGGAACAGAAAAAGGCCAAGGAAGATCAGGTCAACCTCCAGAAGGAACAGCAGCAAGGCGAAGAACGCATTTCGATCCTTGAGCAGCAACGGCGCGACATCATCGAGCAGATGAAACTCGCGCAAGCGGGCGACCCGTCCTTCAACTACTCTGACCTGTCGGAGAAACTGACGACGGTCAACTCTCAACTGACCGAAGCCATCGAGAAGATGATCGTCTTCTGGACGAACGTTGGCGGGCCGAATGCTGACGCTCAGATCGACAAGTTGAAACTGCTGAAGGCCAACCTGACCGAAGTTCGGGATCGGGCGGTCGTCACTGCGACTGACATTGGGAACATCTTCGGCAACACGTTGAACTCGGCATTCAGCGGATTCTTGGACAAGATTCGGGAAACAGGCGACGTGTTTGGTTCGCTCAAAGAGTCGCTACAGCAATGGTTGTCCGACTTCCTGCTCGCAATGGCAAAGGCTATCGCTCAAGCTGCGATCTTCAACGCGATGATGTCGGCCTCCAAGGCGTTGGGTGGCGGCGGGTCGTTCCTCGGCTCCCTGTTCCAAGCAGCAGCCGGCGCCAAGTTCCACGCGGGCGGTGTGGTCGGCAGCGGTGGTCAGGCGATGGCGGTGTCGCCGGCATGGTTCGCCAACGCTCGCCGCTATCACACTGGCGGGATCGCCGGCCTGGCCGCAAACGAAGTCCCCGCCGTTCTGCAGAAGGGTGAAGAAGTCCTGACATCCGGCGATCCGCGCCACGTCAATAACGGTGGCACGGCGGGTGGGCAGTCCATTAAGATTATCAATACCATCGACAGCGGTAGCATGGTTTCCGAAGGACTCAGCACCGCCGATGGTGAGAAGGCGCTGTTCAACTTCGTTCGCGCCAACCGGGCATCACTCAAACAGGCTCTCGGATGAACGCATGGTCGATCCGCCCAGATTGGAGCGGCAACTACGCGACGAACTACGCCTACAAGACAGAGGTGTTTTCTTCCCGTTCGGGGAAGGAGCAACGTCGCGCCTTGCGTCACAGCCCGCGCTTCTACTGCGAGTTCGATTTCCAGGCGCCAATGGTCGACTTCGACCGGCTGATGTTCGGCAAGCAGAACCAGCAGTTCATCATGCCCGACTACACGGAGTCCGACAGCCTCGCCGCCGTGACGACGATTGGTGGAACGACTGTCCAAGTGACGGCAGTTCAACCGTGGATGCGCAACGGCGAGTACGTGTCGGTCGATGGGGTGTCCGCACATCTCGTCACCAACGTAGCAGGAACGACGCTCACTGTGTCGCCGAACCTGTCGGCAGCCTGGCCTATCGGAACGACCCTGTTTCACGCCTACAGGGGCTTCGTGCAGCCCACGCTGCAGGTCGACACGCCGGTCAACACGATCAGCAAGGGGAAGATTCGCTTTGACGCAATCCCGGCGAGCCTGGCCCCCCTGACGCCGCCCGCAGCAGCAGTTGCATGGAACGGTCGAGAGGTGTTCCTGAAACGCCCCAATTGGGCGAACGCACCGCAGATCGAATACTCCTGGCCGGTCGAAGCGGTCGACTACGGACGCGGGGCTGCAGCCTACTATCAGGTGATCGACTTCTGTTCCAAGTCGGTCAAGGCAACCTACCTCGGCAAGACACGCGCTGAAGTGCTGGAAATCCGCAACTTCTTCGACCGGATGCGCGGCATGCGCGGCGAGTTCTACGCGCCGACATGGAACCCCGACCTTGAACTGGTCGGCAACATCTCAGCCGGGAGCAACACGCTCGTAGCCAAGGGCGCCACGGTTCCCGACAACACGACCTACCGACAACTGGTCGTCGTCAAGACGGACGGCACACTGATATACAACGAGGTGTCGTCCATATCGGTCGTCGCGGGAGACACACCTATCGTCTGCGCGAATGCCTGGCCGGCGATCAACGCGGCTGACGTGCTGATGGTGTGCTGGATGCCGGCCTGGACGCTCGCCAGTGACATCCTGACGATCAGTTGGGCGTCCGATCAGGTCGCCAACGTCGGGATCGCCATGCGAACCGTGGAGGACATCGATGTTTGATTTTTTCACCAAGAGCCGCTTCTTCGGTCGCCCGATTGAACTCTACAAGTTCATCTACGGCGACGGGGCCGGGGACAAGCACCTCTTCACGGATGCCGAATACCCGGTGACGAAAGGCGCTGAAACCTTCCTGCCGATGCCGATCTCACGGGCGACCAGCAACAACACGGGAACCCTGGACAAGTCGACGCTGGAGATTCGCACGACACGCGATAACCCGGTGGCCGAGATGTTCCGGGTCTATCCCCCGAACCACGCGGTTACGCTGACGATCTTCCAAGGGGAAGCCGAAGACACTGACGCCGAATGGAAAGCCCTGTGGACGGGTCGGGTGCTGGCTGCCGGGTGGGAAGGGTCGGAGGCCAAGCTGTCCTGCGAACCGATCTCCACGGCGATGCGGAGGGTCGGTCTTCGCCGGAACTTCCAATATATGTGCCCACACATGCTGTACGGCCCGAAGTGCGGGAAGACGAAGAGCTCGCTCAGTGCCAGCGTCTTGAGTGTTGCCGGTCGAACTGTAACCGTTTCGGCGAGCGTCACCAATCCGGATCACTACATCGGCGGTATCTTCGAATGGACGACGCCCGAGGGCGTACATCAGTCGCGCTCGATTGCAGCGGTGACGCCGGGGCTGGGTTCGACGACCGTCTTCCGGTTGAACGGGATGGTGGTCGGCATTGTTCCGGCAGCCACAGTACAGTACGCCAAGGGGTGTCAGCACACGCTCACTTTCTGCGGCACGGTTCACGGCAACACGCACAATTTCGGCGGTCATCCGTGGATACCGTTGAAGAACCCGGTCAGCAACGTCTCACCCTACTGAGGAACCGCCATGTTCATGTTCTTTGTCCAAATACTGATCTCCATAGCGTTGTCGCTGCTGGCGTACCTGATCGCGCCCAAACCGAAGACGCCAAAGCCTGCTGCCGCTGCCGAAATGGAGAACCCAACAGCAGATGCCGGTCGACCGATCCCGGTTGTTTTCGGTACGATGATACTCAAGGGGCCGAACTTCCTCTGGTATGGGGATAAGTCGGTCATCGAGTATTCGGTGAAGGTATGAACCTCGACGGCGTTGTGATGACCATCGACGATCTGCACCCATACCATTGTGCGTGGGGGATTCATCGATGGTTCCACGAACACGGCTTGGACTTCAGGGATTTCCTCGACAACGGCATTCCGGCGCAACGGTTGTACGACACGGGCGATGCCTTCGCTATTCGCTTGGTTGAAAGGAAAGTAAATGGGCGGCAATAGTAAATCGAAAGCGCAGGTATCGGCCTACCTGATGTCCCTGCACGTCGGTTTCTGCCATTCTGTCGACAAGGTGCTGGAGATTTTCGTCAAGGAAAAGTCGGTCGTCAAAGGCAACTGGTCGACCAACACGACGCTGACCATCGACCAGAAGAATCTGTTCGGTGGAGAGAAGAAGGAAGGCGGACTGCTCGGTGGCTTGGAGATCATGCAAGGCCGATCCGATCAGGTCATGCGGGAAGACCTTGCCAACCGACTCGGAAAGACGGCAGCGACCGCTCCCGGATTCCGCGATATTCTCAGCATGTTCTTCTACGGCGCACCGGGCCTCGGGTTCATGTGGTCGAACAACTACCCCTACCTGCACACAATTTGGGCGCGAGTTAAGCGCACGATGAACGGTGGAACGCAGTGGTACCCGGAGAAAGCCGAGATTCTTCTGCGCTCGTCAGGGACTACAACCCCGACCGTCGCGTGGGATAACCAATACCGGTACAAACTTACCTCCGGGCAGACGGATTTTGGCGTTCCCTCTGCGTATACTGAACCCGGCTACAACGATTCCAGTTGGGCGATAGCTCCCGGTGGTTTCGCCAACAACGGACCCGCAATCGGTGGCCGTCCGATAGGAACTCCGATTGTGTCGGGGATCGGCAACTCGATCTGGCTGAGAAAGCGAGTAACCGTAACCGGCTATCCGGCAGACATCACCCTCACGCTGTATCACGACGACGGGTGCAGGTTGTGGTGGAACGGAACGGAGCTTGCCGGGCCGGGGTACGGCGTTGGGACACTGGTTATCCCGGCAAGTCTTGTTCTTCCGGAAAACGTCGTCGTGTATCAGGTAATCGACGGAGTGCCGCATGGTGACACTACCGGCATGGGTGCCGATATTTCAGTGTCGGTAGGCTCGACGACGACCAATGAGTATGACATGAACCCGGCGCACATCATCCGCGAGTGCCTGACGAACACCGACTGGGGGATGGGCCTTCCGTCTTCGCAGATCGATGACGCCGCGTTCACCGAAGCTGCCGACATCCTCTTTGCCGAGGGCTTCGGGATGTCGCTCATGTGGTCTGGTCAGTCGGACATCGAGACGTTCGTCAACGAGGTGCTGAACCACATCGACGCGACATACGGGGTCGATCCGGCGACCGGGAAGATTTTCATCAAGCTCATCCGTGGAGGCTACGACCTCGGTGGCTTAGAGGTGCTGAACGAGGACAACTGCCGGATCACCCAGTTCAACCGTAAGGCTCTCGACGAGACGACCAATGAGGTAGTCGTCACCTGGACGAACCCGGACAACGAGGGTGAAGAAACGGTCGTCGTCCACGATCTCGCCAACTACGCGGCACAGGGGGTGATCGTGTCATCGAGCCGGAATTACTACGGCATCCGGTCTTCCGCGCTTGCCATCCGCGCCGCTCTCCGTGAGTTGAACAAGTCGGCCCAACCGATTGCTGTTTTCGAACTGGAGGCAAGCCGGGCGGCATGGAAGTTCAAGTCCGGGGATGTCGTAAAGGTGAGCTATGCCGAGTACGGGCTGAACGAGTTGCCGTGCCGCATCACCAACATCAACTATGGCAAGCCCGGCGAGATGGCAATCAAGATGACGCTGGTCGAAGATGTTTTCGAGATGCCGGATTCCAGCTACGTCGTCGCGGAACCGACTCTGTGGGAGCCTGTGGTTCCCGAGGTTGCTGCCGTGTCGAACGCTATTGTCACGACCGCTCCGTACTTCGCGCTGGCCCGTACCTTGGGTGACGCGGCAGCCTCGGGGGTGACGGACACGGAAGCCTACAGCCTGATCCTCGCTCAAAGCAGCGGGCTTGTTGAACTGTTCGCGCAATCGGTCGACGCTGCCGGAAACACCAGTTTCGCATCGGCAGGGACGGTCGAACCCTGTGGACGGGGAACCCTGGCCTCCGGACTCGCTCAGGAAGTCACATCGACGGTGAGCCTATCGGGATATTCCGGCCTTGACCTGACTTCCGGAATTTTCCTGCTGATCGGAACGGAAGTCGCCATTGTCGAAAGCGTGTCCCCGCTGGTCGTTCGCCGCGGCATGCTGGACACGGTGCCGAAGGTGTGGGCTGTCGACACAGAGGTTTGGGCTTTCGACTGGAACGCCGATCTCAGCGACGAAGTTGAACACCTTGTCGGCGCTACAGTGAACTACCGACTGGCCCCGGACGGACAGGGCGGCGATCCGTACATCGCTCGTTCGGCGACCCTGACGAAGCGGGCCGTGCGTCCGTATCGCCCGGCGAACGTGAAGATCAACACGCAAATGTGGCCTGCGGTAATCACGGGGGAACTCTCGCTGACGTGGGCACACCGCAACCGTCTTGTCGAAACGTCCGTGCCGCTAAAGTGGGACGAAGCGTCGACTACACCGGAAGTTGGAACAACTTACAACGTGAAGTTTTACTCGGACGAAGTGTTGGTTAAGAGCGAGTCGTCGTCGGGTACATCTTCCGGACTCACTTACGTCGAAGAAACAGCCTCGCCATCCGACCCCCACGAAGCGAATGTCGTCCTGCGGATGGACATGGAAGGCGCAACCCCGGTCGACGCAAAAGGTCACACGATCACGGTACATGGTGATGCCCAAATATCGACGGAGCAGTTCAAGTGGGGGTCGTCATCGCTGAAATTTGATGGCGCAGGTGACTACCTTACTTTCTCGACCGCATCCGACCTAAACTTCGGATCGAATGATTTCACCTGGAGGGCATGGATATACCGAAAAGCTGTGACCGAGGGCGCTTACGCTGATGCGATCTGGTGTTCTGTCGCCGGGCCTGTCGGTTTCGCCATCGGCATAAACCCTGACGGAAAGATCGGCCTGGCAATCGACTCGTCGGGCGGAGGTGATTGGGACATACGCAAGGGTGTTGACCCCGGCGACCCACGTGGATCGCATGTCATCCCGTTGAATACGTGGACACACATCCAAGTCTGCAGGAGCGGGAATACGTTCTATGGCTTTGTGAACGGGGAGATCGACCAGACGTTCACCAGTTCGGCAGCGATAAGCAACGCCGGAAGCGGCCATCACCTTGGACACTGGCACGACGGTTGGACACGGTATTTCAACGGCTACATCGACGATCTTGAAATAACGGTAGGTGTGGCCCGGAACACGTCGGACTTTACCCCACCGGGTTCGCTGAGTCCGGAACTTAGCGGGATCGGCGGTCGTCTGCGGGTGACGGTTGAATCCGTCCGTGACGGTCACACCTCGGAGCAGATGTTCGACCATTCGTTCGCTCGTGCCGGCTACGGGCTACAATACGGAAACTACTACGGAGGCATCTAATGGCATCTTCAACAGAACCCCGAAGCGGGTTGGTCTACGGCTGGTCAGTCGGAGAGACGGGATGGAAAGACGGGATGGACAACAACCTGCTGTGGCTAGGCCGGTTCGCCACGCATCTGTCTATCAAGGATCGTGACCTTGCCGCGCCACCGGGCAGTCCGGCTGCCGGCGACACCTACATCGTGGCAGCATCGCCTACCGGTGCGTGGGTCGCTCACGCTGGACACGTTGCAGTCTGGACGGGCAGCTCATGGGTGTTCGGAACGCCGCGTGTGGGCTGGCAGGCCTACATCGAGGACGAGGAAAAACTGACGGTTTTCAAGTCTGGAGGCTGGTCAGCCGGAATCGCAATCTGATAGAATCCGGAAAAACCCAAATGAGTGCCAATATGCCCGAAAGACCGCCAACCCTTTGGACGTGGATCGTCGAGTATTCGCCATGGCTGTCCACCTTCGCTCTGTCCATGTTCGCGGCTTTCGCACAGTACGCCGGCAAAGTACGCAAGGGCGGCAAGTGGGTGTGGGGCGAACTGGCCTTGGACAGTGTGATTTGTGTCTTCGTCGGGCTGCTGACTCACTTACTCTGCGTATGGCAGGGTATAGACGGGCCAGCCCGGTCAGTCCTCGTAGCGATCAGCGCCCACATGGGCACCCGGGCCATGATGCAGTACGAGAACATCCGTGACCGCATCCTCGGTCAAGTCGAGTAGATCACCTGACCGTCGACCACGATACGGCGTCCCGGGATGCGCTGTTTCTGCGCCGCGTGGACAAGGCCGTAATTATCGCCGAACTTCTTGCGCTGGCTCTCGCGGTAGCGTTTGCACTTTAGCGCCGCCTTCAAGGGTTCCGGTCGAACGGCGTCCGTTCCGGCGCCCCAACGGTACAACGCGGTCGGCGGGCCGCATCTTCCCCGTCTCCAGTTTGCAATGTGAATGGCCCTTTGGTCGTGCAGGTAGCGCAGTATCCGGGAGGCGTGTCTGTCGGCGGTATGCGCGGCCAGTGCGACCTCACTGATACTACGTGTTCCCTGACGGATCGCCTCGACGACACGCTGGTACACCGCGCTCTGCTCGAATGTGTATTTCAGTTCCATTTCCATACCAATGTCGGGCGACCGAAGGAGTTGGGCTGCGTTCCTACGATCTCAACGTTGTCGAGTTTCTTGAGCTTCTGTCCCAACGAACTCGGATGATAGCCGAGGAAGACCGCCAGATCGGTCGTGGTTGCTTCGTAGCCGAAATGCTCGAACGCCTTGCGATACCGCTCAACGGCCTTCGCTTTCAGCGTAGCCCTATGGCGTTCAATCGTTTCAGCCGAGCGGGCAGCCCGGGGCTTCTTGGGCGGCATGCCGATCAGGTCATCGATGAAACTCATGTTCTTTCCAGGAAAACGAGAAGCAAAAAGCCGAGGACGAAGACGCAAGTGAACAGGTCGCCGACGTACGTGATTAACGTAATCAGCGATCTGAAGTCCCACAGGAAGTCGTTGCGGAAGTAGGTCATACGGGTTCCAGGAAGTCGAAGGTACACCCGAGCAACACGGCCTGTCTCCCGGCGATCATCTGGCACACGTTGTAACCGCCGAACATAACAAAGGCGAACCGGTATCCGAACCGGTCGTACATCCAGGCGCGGTAGGTCATTTTGCGGCCTCAGCGGCGAGGGCGGCGTAAGCCACCTTGTCTTCGTAATCGTCAGCCACGTAGACCCCATAGGCCGAACGTGTCATCTTCAGCAGTTCCATGAAGTGCCAGCCCTGCACTTCGGTCAGACTCGTACCGTATATCGCGTTGAACGCCTGCACGGTCTTGAGCATGGACTTCTCACCGTTCGCCTGGTCGCGCTGCTTTCCGCGTTCTTCAATCAGGTCGGCGGCTTTCCGGAGGATCGTCTGCGCGGTGTTGGGGGTCTGTTTCAAACACGTAGCCTCAAGGGGGCGCCAGTATTTCACTTCATGCCAGTTGATCGCTCGCTCAGAGCCGAATTGGTGTGCGTCGTTGTGCAAGATTACCTCGACTTCGCCTTCGGGCGGCGATCCGCCGTAATAACGACGCCAACCGGGTGAGTAGGCTATTACGTCACCCAGATCGCCCCTGTGCGTCCAACGTATACGATCTTGTGGCCTTGCCGCGAGAACCTGGTCGCCCCGCAGCTTAACGATGCAGAAGTCATTGACCGGGCATTCCCCGCCATTCCATTCAGTCCACATATGGCACCCCCAACTCTCCGGTCTTCACGGTAACGCCGTCCAGGGCTTCCCAACTGACGTTCGGGTTGCTGGTGGCCTCGTTGCCGCCGAGGCGGATGAAACCACCACCCCAGGCCGCGTACAGGCGTTTGTCACGCCGGTAGACCTTCTTCTGGTAGTAGACGCCCCTCGACCGAAGGATCACTTGCGCGTCATCGACGATGTGAAAGAGGTTCATAGGAATAGTCCGATGATGGAGAGTACAAGAAGCACGACGAACACTGGCCGGGGATTGGGCGGCTCGTCGAACCGGAAAGAGCGCGAGATCGGAGACTCTTCTCGCTCAGAGATCATTTGCATTTTTCACCCCCGAAGGCTTCGAGCAATTCAGCCCACAGGCTGGTGACGTGCGTCGAGATGACGAAGGCGTTGCTGTCCGGATCGTCCAGCTTGCTCGCCGGATACTTCATCCCCTTGACCACGAATTCGTCAGTCAGGCGGAACGGAACCTCGTCGTAGATCAGTTCGAGTTCGGTAACTCGCTCAATGATCCGCTCGATTTTCGAGTCGCTCAGGTCTACGCCTTTTCCGGAAATGACTGAGGATTGACCGGCTTCGGATTCAGCGCCCTTGGATTTGAAGCTGGTTCCCAGCAGCAGGTGTTCCGGCAGGTACGCCGCTTGGGGATCGTCAACCCCTTCGAGGAAGAAATCATCCTTGGCTTCAATCCAACCCCGGAACGTCGTCGAGATGTAAGCGTTGACCGCGACCGGCAGGTAGCGCAGTTGCGGTTCTTTTTCCTCGCTTGCAGCGAACAGAGCGTGTACCAGCAGGTCGAGAAACGCCTCGCACTTGTTCATGCTGCCGGCGCCAACGACGACCGACTTGCCGTAGATCAGGGCGTGCGTCTTGAACTCGAAGATCGGGGCTTTCGGCAGCATGGCGGCAACGACTTCCTCTTCGATCTCGCGCAGGGTCTTGCGACCGGGCTTGTGTCCGTTCAGCATCTCGAACTCAGTAGCCTGTTGCGCTACGACCGGCTTGATGACTTTCTTGGGCAACAGGCGTTCCTGCGTCAGCATTTCCAGGTGGAACACGCCGGTCTTGACTTCGGCCAAGTGCGTGAAACCGTGACCTTGGGCTTGCAGGGGCAACAGGTCGACCGGCGGGCAGGCTTGGACGGCGTTCTCCAGTTCGAGGGTCAGTTCTCGGTCGATGCGGAAGAGGCGCATCGCGGCAAAGTCTTTGGCATTCATAGTGACTCCTTGGTTGGTGTGAGTCCATTCTAATTCAACTAAATGTAGAAAGTAAATAGGGTTGGTTGAAATATTTTTCGAGTCTTGTTGGGGGCGCGTTGGGCCGAGTCTCGCGGGGTGGCTCGATTTTCGGCGGGAATTCTTTCGGACGATTTCGAAAAAGTTCTCAGTCACGTGAGGGTTCCAAGGGTGTTGACCTTTTCGGGTCGTCCGGCTTGGAGGACGGAAGGGGTCTGGATTTCACGCGGCTCGGTCGCAGGACTGGCGGACTGGCGGGCTATCGATTGGGTGAAAGTCAGTGAGCACTTACTAACGTGAGTGAG